TCCCAGATCGTCGAGAGAGAATAGCGAAGGGATGGACAGCGAATCCAGGGATGCGAGAGCAGGGGCGTACTTCTTGACGAACGCAGTGATGCGCAGATCGTGGTTGCCCTCCAGCCACCGCAGACGGGCCTTAGGGGCCCGCTCCTTAACGGCCTGGAGGAATCCTGCCCGGTAGCCATGAATGTGCTCCTGGAGGGTGTCTGCGTACATCCCCGCCGTACCTACAGACCACTGAGAGACCTGGGGGAAGTCGATACCGTCCCCGATCTGCACAACCTGAGAGGGCTGTACGTCCTCGATGACCTTGAGTATCTTCTTGAGGGCCAGCGAGTCATGGTCTGGCCACTGAATGTCTGGAACGATGATCGTGGTGTTCATCTTGGATGCCATGTCCCTACATTAGCACATGCAACGGAGTAAACATGAAGTACCGAGACCTTATGGATGAGCCGTCTTTCGAGGACTACAACGACTCTGGTTGGGTAGAAGACATGGGGTACTGCCAGTCGGCGGTACTTCAGCTTGCCCGGACGGCGGAGGAAGAAGCAAATGAATGACAAGAAGCGTGGCCACTTCGGAGACCTTATGCTCCTGGTTGGCATCCTCGTGGTGATCGCCTACTTCTACAGCAAGAGCAAGGGGAACTGATGAGAGCCCGAGTTGAAGGCGCGCCCGGCTATGAGGACTTCGAGGCGAAGGTTCTTGCCGAGGTCGAAACGCCTCGCGATGGCGTCAAGTACGTGCTGGAGTGCGATCACGGCGACTGGCACGTAATCGACTGGCAGTATGTGACCTACCTCACATCGTAGGCCGGTATGGAAACCCATGATCCAATTGTTGTCCCTACTGTAGGTCCTGAAGGTGCTGGTCAGTCAGGCTGACCGACCCCAAGGGAGGGCAGTCGCAGAGCACTACAGGAACCGTTACAGTCCTGTGATGTTTAGGGCACTTGGATCATGGGTACCTTCTTTACAGGTTGTTAGAACTACAGTTACAGCCAACCCCCTTGGGGGGGTTGGCGTAAGATCTACAGTATCTATAGAGCCCACGGGCACCGCTTGAGGCGGTGCCCTTTGAGTTGGCGGAGGAAAAGAATGCTGATCCCCAGAGAAGCCAAGTACACCTGGGAGACCGAGAAGCCCTATCACTGGACGGAAGACGCTGGCTGCGCCTTCCTTCCGCCTACGATGTTCATGCTTGCAGTCCCTTCCAGCCGGATTGCAGAGGGCTTGAGTTCGGCGGAGTTGAGGGACTTGAACGAGGCCAACTTTGAGGCAGCCGAGAAGGTCTGCATCAAGTGCCCGGTTCGCCAGCAGTGCCTTGCTGGAGCTGACAGGGACGATCTGCGAGAGACTGTCAGGGGTGGCAACTGGCCTTCTGATTTCCCCAGGGAGATCAAGGTTGCGCCCTCAAGGCGCAAGCCCGACACTGACGAGTGCTCCAATGGGCATGTGGACTGGGCTCGATACCCCAACAGCCCCAAGAAGGGCCGATACTGCAAGACCTGTGCCAACGACGCAGCCAAGCGCAGGCGTGTCGAGAAGGCAGAGGCTCAGGGCACTGCATCGAAGCCCAGGCTGAAGGGCATCAAGAGGGGCGAACGCTGCGCTCTTGGTCACGACTGCTGGTATGCCTACAAGGGCAAGCGTCCCAACGCCGGACGTTTCGAGTGCAAGACTTGCAAGAACGAGCGGGACAGGGTTTCTGCGGCAAAGCGTAGGGCGGCTGCTAAGCTGGAAGCATGAAGCTTCCAGAGCACATCAGCTATTCGCAGTACAACACCTACAGCCAGTGCCCTCGGGACTGGTACCTGGGGAAGATCAGAAGGGCAGAGTCTGCCCAGACATGGTATTTGCCGATCGGCACTGCGGTGCACCAGATGGTTGAGGACTGGCTGGACCCCGATCACGGCCAGCCGGATGGCTACTTCCCCAAGGCTGAAAGGTTCTTCTACCCACTCGTCTCCGCCCAGATGAAGATTGAGCCCGATCTCTCCAAGTGGCTGGCGGGCGGCCCGAAGGCCGACCCGGTGACTGAAGGGAAGGCCCTTCAGAAGGTCAAGGATTGCTTTGACAGGGCCCTTGAGTTCCTGGACGACCTGGACGTCTGGGCAGTGGAGCTTGACGCCACAGGCAGCCTTCCAGGGTTGTCTGTGCCCATCAAGGCATTCATCGACATCATCGGCGAGCACAAGAAGCACGGCCCGGTGATCCTTGACTGGAAGACCGGCAGCAAGAAGCCGAAGGACAACTTCCAGCTTGAGACCTACGCAGCACTACTGAAGCCGAAGGTTGGAGGGCTGGTCTACGCCTTCCCTCCCAGTGACTTCAAAGGCTTGTGGGCCATGCTCGACCCCGAAGCTGCGGTTGCCAGGCCTGTCGATTTGTCAGCCGTGGATCCGGCCGAAGTCGGAGCCAAGTACCAGAGGGTCCGGGAAGGCATGGAGTCCATGCAGATCCAGGCCAAGCAGAAATTCATGTGCAAGATGTGCTTCAACAAGGACAACTGCATGGAGTACGCTGGCCTGACGCCACGAACGGTCCACTACGATCGGAGCCACATTGACCAGCCCCCCTACTGAGCCAACACCCGAGCCGGACCCCGAGGGCTACTGGCTCTGGTGCGAGCTTCATGAAGACTACGACGTCTGGTCTCCCACTACGGAGGGCGAATGAACCAAGAAGGCATGGACGACCGGTACTACTTCTCCGACTGGGGAGGATGCACCTGCGACACCGAGGTTGGTGCCTTCGATCCGGACTGCCCGCTCTGGGAGTCCGGCGAGCACGATGAAGAGGAAGAGGACTGATGGCAGAGATCGAATTCCGACTGCCTAGCGCGGTGCCGTATGCGTACGTCAACGTCAAGGGCACGCCCGAAGAGCTGGCACAGATCAACTTCGAGATGCTGGCGGCGCTGTACGCCAACAGCCTGAGCGCCTTCCAGAAGGCCGAGGTTGAGGCTGCCAAGCTCATCGTCCAGGGCGTCACTGGCGAGCCCGCCAGCAGGCTTGAGGGCGCCATCGCAAGCCTGGCTGAGCAGCCGCAGCAATCCGAGTCTCCGTCTGAAGATCCGGCGGAGGAGATCAAGGAGCAGCTCGGAGCTACGGAGCTGGACAACGTGAACGCTCCGTGGACAGCGCCCCCCAAGGGCGCCAAGCCTAAGCCGTGGGAGACTGAGAAGCCTTCTGCTAAGCTCGACATCGATCCCGACTTTTTCTAGGAGAGACAAGCATGGCAACGTACGATGACCTGTTCGGCGGCAAGTCCGGCGGCTCCGGCTCTTTCGTGAGGGCTGGCCAGGAGGGCGAGACCCTCCTGATGGTTCAGACCGGCGAGATCAAGAAGGTCCCCCAGCAGGTTGAGGTGGACGGCAAGAAGTACAACAAGTGGCTGGTCCAGCCTTCCGAGGACAGCAAGTGGAAGGTTGTTCCGCAGATGCCGGGCTTCGACGAGTCGGACTACCACGGTGCCTTCCAGCCCAACGCCGACATCCACGTGCCGGTCAAGGTCGTGGCCAAGAAGCTGAAGAACGGCGAGAAGGACGAGACCTTCGAGCCTTACGATGCGACGTGGGACCTCGGGGCTGGTGACCAGATGGACAAGTTCAAGGACGCGATGCTGGAGTCCGGCGCCGCTGCGATCGAGGGCACCAAGTACAGCCGCAAGCTCCTGACCACGCAGGTCAAGCCCTACAAGTACGCGATCAAGATGCAGGCAGGCAAGTAGCAGCTCAAGGCCGGGCCCTTCATGGGGCCCGGCTGTAGGGTCAGTAGTCCAATGGCAGAGACTCCCCGATAAGGGTGGCCAGTCCTGGTTCGAATCCAGGTTGACCCACGCAAACCTGTACAAATCCACAGGAAATTTGGAGATCTGATGGAAGCCAGGAAGATTCACGCCAAGAACCAGATCGTGATGGACCTGACGCCCGGAACGATCGCTGTCATCGCCAGTCCCTATGAGTGGCGAGAGGTCATCAAGAATCTGGGGTACGCCAACGGCGGCACGCCGGACGAGATGATCAACCAGTTGATTGATCAGGGGGTGTACGACCAGTGATCACATTCAGGGATGAAGCCGAGTGCGATGTCTGCGGCGAGCGGGCAAGCATCTGCGACCTGCACGAGATACAGCCTGGCGTCTGGTACCTGGTGTGCAAGCCGTGCGAGGAAGTTACCGAGATGAACGAGGGCAAGTGAGGACACTTCACAGAACAGTGCGACGCGGAGTCTCGGCAGGCGAGCCCCTGCCGGATCCGTGGCCTGTCTTCGGCGCCAACAAGATGCACTTCAGGCGTGGCGGCATCGCTATGATTGCCGGTCCCCCCGGCTCCATGAAGACCGTGCTGACGATGAACATCGTCAGGCGAATGGGGCCTGACGTACCGACGCTGTACCACTCTTCGGACTCTGATGACTTCACCATGGCGAGCCGGGCGCTCGCCATGCACCAGAACATTCAGACCTCCGAGGCCGAGTCCGAAGTCATGATGCAAACCAAGGTTGCGTACGAGGCGCTGAAGGGCTACCAGCATGTACGCTGGTCGTTCAAGTCCTCTCCTACCCTTGAGCACATGTGGGCAGAGGCGGAGGCGTACCGCACGCTGAAGGGCACATACCCGCATCACACCGTCATCGACATCATGATGGACATCGACTATGAAGGGGCCGGTGAACAGAACTACTGGGCCCTCATGGCGGAGCTGAAGGACATGGCACGTGAACAAGAGACAGCGGTCACGGTTGTGCATCACACTTCAGAGTCAGCGAAGGGGGGTTCTCCTCCGCCTCGAAGTGCGATCATGGGAAAGGCTAACCAGCTACCGACACTCATTCTCACGCTGTGGGGTGACTCTCACGCTGGAACGCTTGACGTGGCTACGGTGAAGAACCGGTTCGGCCCCCAGGATGCGATGGGCCGGAAGTACTTCACGATGTCCGCGAACCCCGCTACTTGCTTCATCGAAGAGAAGGAAGAGCAGGCCATGATGTTCGATTCGACCAAGCTCGATGACGACGACAAGGAGTGGTGATGAGGGAAGCGTTTCTGTTCGGATGGCTGGGGCTTGTGGCCATCCTTCTGCTGGTAGCCTTGGTCTGCCACGGAAAGATCAAGGGGTGGTTCTGATGTGCTGTAACAAGCCTTGCCTCGTGCCCGGATGGCGCAACGGCAAGTACGGCCTGGAATGTATCAACTGCGGCGGCTTCAGGGAGACGTGATGTACGCAACGTACGAGGTGCTCATGACGATCGAGGGGCTAGAGGAAGGTCTTGACGCTCACGACATCGACATGGTTCTGTACAAGAATCTCAGGCGTTCGGAGATCACGGTCAACGTGATCGAGTCAAAGGAAGAGGACCGATGACACACTGTGGACAGCCGATGCAGGGAGCTTGGGAGTCCGGGCGATTCGTCTACCAGTGCGGTAGCTGCGGGGTGAAGGTCAATGCCTGAGATCCCCTGTCCCACCTGCCAGGGCTCCGGCCAGTTCAGCTATCCCCACGCCGCCTACGACGGCCACGGGAATCCGATCATCGAACACGTCATCGAGACGTGCGACACCTGCAAGGGAAACGGAAAGGTTCAAGTCTGATGGGCCCGAACACCTGCCCGATCTGCAACGGGAGTATCCCGTGCCTGAAGCACGGGAGCTAGGATGCCGGAAGAGGACCGCTATCCGAACCTCAAGCCTGCCTGTATCTGTGGGCTGAACAGGGACAAGAGCACCGTTGAGCGTCGGCAGGGATACTCCATGCACGGCAAGCCGACAGGCTTTTGTCATCGACACCAGAAGGGCGTGAAGTGAGAACTAGAGTGTCCGTCATGATCGTGGTAGGGCTCGACGAGGACCAGAAGGACGAGGTCCGAGAGGCCATTGACGTGGCCCTTCAGGGGATCATGTCTCGGTGGGACTACGCGATCTCGATCGATGACCAGTAAGCCATGCAAGGGCTGTGGGTCCGTCACCCGAAAGGTGACGGCCCCCGGTCCCCGGTGTGCTACGTGCCATCGAGAGCGCAAGAAGGCTACTAGGCAGGCCGCTCACGGCCGTTGGATCCTCAAGACCTACGGGATTACCTCGGAGCAATACGAGGCCCTATACGCCGCTCAGGGCGGCTCCTGCTTCATCTGCCAGCGAGCCAAGGGAATCAGCAAGAAGCTGGCCGTAGACCACGACCACCAGTCGGGATTCGTCAGGGGT